GAAAGTGCTATGAAGTTTTGGTAGTCTGTTGGTAATGTATTACTAATCATCTCTTTACTCCGTTACTGTTCTAATGTTTCTGATGGTGGCACCTTCTATATCATAGAAGTATTCTTGTATGCCGTCTTCTAACTCCTCACCTACTCGACCATCAGCGGGGATAGGGTATTCTTCTTCATCTACATCAAGGGTAATAAACATTTTAACTCTTATCACTTGCCATTACCTCTTCAATCAACTTGTCCAGATACCACTGTGCTTTCTTCAAGTCTTCTAGTGGTTTGTCTTTGTAGTCAAAACGCCATAGGTATTTCATAATGTTGCCTTGCAGGTAGTACTTGAACCCATCACCAGTGGCAGCAGAGATAGCGTGAATACATTCAATGCCTGTCTGGTTATAATGAGGTGGACTATTTACCATATCAACAGAATCTGCTGAAGGCCACATTTGTTTTGCATCTGATTGTTTATTTGCTTGTGCCATCTTTAACTCCTCTTGTTCCCTCATTAACTTCATAAACTTTTCGTGTCTACTCATGCTGAACCACCTGTCTTTGTGTTAAAGGACAAGTGTACTACGTTACCGTCATAGGTCTTTTCTACACCTGCTTCTTCCTCTAGTTCTACATCAATATTCATCTCCGTGTCAATAACTTTTGTTACATATTCGTGTACAATATTACGTAGTTCTTCGACTTCTTCCATGACAGGAACAGAAGCACACATCATCTTAGCAAAATGCATGACTTGATAATAGTCCTCATCATCCATAGGATTATCTGGCATAGCCATAATAGATATGTCAACTTCACCCGACCACCTACCTTCGTCATTAGCGAATGGCCTGACACGGATAAGGAAGTCTTCCTCGTTTACTTCTTCAGCTAGTTTCTCCATCATGTTCATAGTTATCTCCTTTTCACTTTTGTGCCGCCAAACTTAATAAACTTTGGATGCTTGTTCTTGCCCTTCTCCTTCAACCAATCTTCAGGAATGATCCTGTCATAGTATCTAAAGCCATACTTGATACACCATTCACCGTAGGTAGATTTAGCACCCTTACGTAACTTGCGTCTGCTACTTTCAAATACAAAACGAATATCCAATTTAGGATGCTGCTTTTTAATAGCCAGATGCTTGCGTCTATCTGCTGCGGTAAACATACCTTTTGTTTCAATGATGATGCCGTTGGACAGCACGAAGTCTGGTGTGTAGGTTCTGTACGCTAGGTCTTCCCACTCAATCTTTACTTGCTCATACAAGAAGTCTACTTTGAGTTCGGTTAAGTAGTCAGATACCTTGAGTTCCAGACCGCTACGATAGCCATACTTTCGTGCTGCCCTAAATTGTTTTGCGTTAGGCAATGACATCTCCAATGTAACTTATCATTGGTGGATTCTTAGCCTGTGACTTTACAGCAGGACGCTCAGTAATATTATCCCAACAATCAAAACGATAGCTGCAGAATTTACATCCGTTATTAAGGACTTTATTACCTGTGGGCTTGCCACGAAAAGTTTCAGGCACTGGTTCAAAACATCTTTCAAACTTGTTCTCCTTTACTGTCTTTACTGTATTCTCAATCTTAGCAAGTTCAGCATCCATGTCAAGACCTGTGGCTGGCACATATTTAAAGTGACCATTAGCCTTGTTGACTACCCACCAGCCACCTGCACGTTTGCCGGAAGCCTTGGCATAACCTGCAAGCTGTCCCACGTAACCAAACCCGTCTCCTGCTGCGAGGGTATCATAAGATTCAAACTTGTTTCGGTAGGACCAGTCTGAAGCTGATTTAATATCATCAACTGCATCGTTAATGACAATATCATATGAGCCATTAATACTAGCAGTACTAAGATTAAGAGTGACTTTTTCAGAATCATTGTATTTTACTCCTGCTTCTTTTAAAAGACCTTTGAACACTGCTTCTACAATGTCTCCGATCATCATATTCATCATAAAATTAGTTGGCATAGGTATCGCTACCTCTGGCTTATTCTTTTCGTACCAGAGTTGGCAAGTGGGGCGACCCACATTAGACATTCGTATTTTGAAATCGCCCCGCTTTTTACCGCTGCCAAACTGATTGCGCAGAGCATTTGCTACGTCTGTGGCTACCTGTTGAATGGTTTCCTCAGTCATAGCACTGTCTCCACGAACCGCATCAGTCATGTACTGATGCAGTGTTAGTTCAGCGGGATGGTTCATTATGCTGCATCCTCATCGTCAATATCAATATCAACAATGTCATCTACTACGTCTACATCCTCGTCTGCCATTTTAGCGTTAGCCTTCTCTGACCAAGAGTTTAGAATGTAAGTGTTGTAGTTGTCTACCCAAGATAGAAAATTAGCAAACATGTCATGTTCCTCTTTTTCAACCTCAAGTACTTTCGTAACATCCAGAGACGCAATAGGTACGTAGTAGGATGCACCTGTAGGAATCTTACGCTCATCAGATTTTAGATTGATGATGTGCTGAATGGGAAGCAACGACATCTTGGTCATTGTCGCAAAACTTTTACCTAACTCAGTAAAAGCATCACGATTGTCAATCTCCCATACTACTGGCGTTTCATCCACGTCTACTGGATTACCTTTGTCGTCCGTAGGATTGATCATCTCAACAGTACCAAGGATTACACGAACACGCTTAATTGACTTTAGCAGTTCTTGCATCTTCTTAGGCAATGCTTGGAAGTCCTTGATGTAACCAGCCGGTTTACCGCAGTTAAACCCACCATCATTGTCTTTCAAGTCAGACTGAAGTTTAGCATCATCAGTCATAACACTTTTAACATAACGGTTAGGGTTTTTACCTGTAGCTTGAACAAAACGCTTGTACATGAAGCGTTGTAGAAACGGACGCAGTTTAATTTCTGAAGCGTAGTAAGTCGGGCCATCTGGAATTTCCAGTTTATAGGAACCGCCCTCTACTACTTCCACATTAACCTTTTTACCGTTTACTTCTGCTGGACCCATGAGTGGCGTATGGTGTATGCGAAGTCGTGCCAGTGAACTGCTAGCAGCACCTGTAGGTTTTTCATTAGCAATTCCCATAGCCTTTGCCATAGCAGCGTAGTTGTTTGTATCTATTGTCGTCAGTTGTGACATATATTTCTCCTTTCATAAAAACAGTGAGACATAGTTATATCACGCTATGTCTTTAACGTCAAGCCAATTCGGACCTATTTTTGCCTCTAAAAGTAAAGGCACATTAAATTCTACACCCCAGCGTATTGTAATCAGTTCAAGTAGTTTATCATTAGTGGCTTGTATCACACTGATAACCTGTGCTTCTTCTTCTGGGTGTACATCAATAACAATACTGTCGTGAACTGAATTTACTATACACGATTTCATATCCTTTAGCAAGGACTCAATGTGTAATAATGCAACAGGAACAATATCCGCTGTAGCAAAAGACTGCACAGGGTAATTCTTGATCTGTGTAAAATGCGACACACGCCCACTAGCTTTTCGCACCACATCCGGGAATGAAAACTCACGACCACTAGGCGTTGTTATCTTTTGTGTCTCTATAGCTTCTTTAGCCAGTCTGGAATGCCAAGCTGCGACCCCTTTGTATTTGCTGTTGAAGTGTTCGTAGTACGCTGCTTCTGCTTTGGTTCTACCGAATCCTGTTGCGCCGTAGAGTGGTGCAAACGTGTGAGCCTTCGCATCTTGGCGAGACGTAGGTTGACCAGCATCGGTAATAACTTTAGCGGTATATGAGTGTACATCAAACCCAGTAGATACTTCCTCAATTGCTACCTCATCTTGTGATAAAAATGCAGCGGCGCGGAACTCAAGCTGCGCGAAGTCAGCTTCCATTACCTTGCCACCATCGAATCGTGACACAAATACTTTCTTAACAGGAAACGTGCCGCCACGTGGCATGTTCTGCATATTAGGGTTAGCCCCACTGAAGCGACCAGTAGACGTGCGATGCTGCAGTAAGCTAACATGCAGCTTACCGTCTGGCTTAGTGTAGTTACGTATGCCCTCAACAAAAGAGGACAGGTATGTATCAACCGCACTAAGTCTACGCACCTTGTACAAGAAGTCTACCGCATCATCCATACCTTTGGTCTTAGCCCCAGCTTCAAGTAGTTCAAGGTTCTGTTTACTAGTGCTAAAACCGTTTGCACTCAACCACTTAGGTGATGGTGGCTTGAATTTGAAACCAGCCAAAGTGTCGGATGGTATAAACAGAAACCCTTCTGTATTACATTCAGCGCATCTGCTTGGTTTAGCAAATGGCTCACCGTTCTTCTTTGTCTTACGGACGTAACCTGTACCGCTGCAAGAGTGACACTGTTGCGCTACGGTTTTATAGAGGCGTTCTGTACCATAAGAAACCATGCTACGAAACGATACATCATCCATATAGGGGTCTATCTTACTAGACCAATCTACTTTATCAATCACCTTCCTACCATAAATAACCCATCCCAACTGTTCTGGGCTATTCAGATTGATAGGTGTGTCACCCATTACATTACGGACGTGTGACTGCAATGCTTTCTCTAACTCATCACGCTCCTGCTCAAACTCGCTGCGCACTTCGTCTAACTTAGATAGATCAACAGCAAACCCACGCTGGTAGATACGTGCAAGTGTGACACATACCTGATTGGTAAGATCAACTGTACCACGTAAGCCACTATCTGCAGGCGTATTTAACCGACACATTAACTTGTCAGATAGCTGCTGCGTAGCGTGAAGGTCAGCAGACAAGTACTCGCACAACTCATCGTGTGGTATGTCACGTGTGCTGTAACCCTTCTTGAAATACTCTTTTAGTGTATCCTGCTTTTTAGTCTCTAACTCATAGCGTTCTGCACAAGCCTCAAGAGACAGAGGTTGTTTATTTCCACGCTGCAAGACATACTCAGTAAGCATTGTATCAAACACAGGGCCATCATAAGTAAAGCCTGACTCCCAAAGCCAGAGCAAATCGTAAGCTGCGTTGTGACAGATAAGCACAGTAGCATCGTCAAGCATGGCTTGCAGTTTACGGAAGCACCAATAATCATATCCCTCTTCTGATGTGCATACTTCGGGATGGTCAAACGTAAGCAGCTTCTCTTCACCTCTGTCGGTCAGACAACCAACCATAACCAATGTATTCTCTGTTTCAAAGGGGTCAAGATGCATCTTACCATCCCTTGTTGTTGTTGTATTTTCTACATCAAGTGTTAGCTTCATACTGTATACCTCGCTGTTCTGTATTCAAGTTCACAGTGTACCACACCGTGCCAACCTGACAACTTATTTTTTACTACGTTCAAGTGACGCTGGGTATCTTCTTCTTCCTGCCCATCAACCACAGGGTTCTTAGCAATCAAGATCATTAAGTCAGCTTCAGCAGCCTTACCTGTGCGTGAGCCTTCCATCATAGACTGGTTCAACAGAACCTTACCCTCTGCCTCTGCGGATAGCTGAGACATATAGAATACAGCGCACTCATGCTGCTTGGCAATCTGCCTTGCGTGTACGGCGTTAGCCTTGAGTGATTCGTCCTGTCTGGCGTAGCCGCCCTTTGCAAACTTGTCACCCATATCAAGCAGAATAATGTCAGGTTTGTAAGACTTGCAGATTGATTCTACCCAATTCATATCACGGCCAGTTGCATCCTTGATCTTAATGCGGTTTTTTACAGGCTCATACAATTCACGAGCCTTGGCAGGGTTCTTCTTAATCTCCTGCATAGTCATGCCTGTGGCAGCAGTAAGGTATCTGGCACCGACACGGTGGTAGCCTTCCTCGTTACACAACACAATGCAGTTAGCCCCCTGTTGTGCAAAGCCACCCGGACTTGCAATCAAGCTGGCATGGAAGGATGTCTTGCCGGTGTTAGGTCTTGCGCCGATCTCAATCAGGTGTCCTGCATTTACCTCCTC